AGTCATATTTGTCGATTCTAAAGATTTTGCCCAATCAGTCCCAAAATCTTCTTCTTCCAACTCTTTAGGTGTAGCTTCAATCACAGTAAATGAAATTGAATTCTGTGTACAATTTCTAAATGAAATAGTGGCTGATGCACTATAAACTGTAAATTTTAAATCAGACAACTTTGCAAAATCACCTGTTTCTGAAGGTTCCAAAGCAGCTAATTTACCATTATATAAAACTGAAGCAGCATCCTTTAAATATTTTGGGGTAAAAAAATCTAATCTTTTCATTAAACCCCATGTTTGTCCTATTGCACTTTGCCAATATAATCCAATATCAGCAGTTTCAGTTAAAAAATTTGCCTGTGAAGGAGGTGTTTTCACAAAACCACCATAATTTTTCATATAAACACCAGTATTTTCTTCTTGTTTCAATGCTTGTTTAACAATTTTACGGCAAATTTTGGCACATTTTGATGACTTCACTACCTTTTTACGATATTTCTTTCTTCCAGTTTTTTGAAACCTTGCTCTTTTCCTTATAGGAGCATCAACAGGCATTTGCCTTTGTCTTCTAATCCTACGTGCATATCTACCCAACGCACTACCTGCTTGAGAAGCCAAGTAATAACCTAAAGTTCTAGGGTTTACGGACATTTAGTAAAAAAATTTTATTCAAACTCAACAATTTGTAATCTCCTTTCCAACGCCAAATAAGTAGCACCATCCAAATCAGGATACCAACTTGACGGTGGGACATTAGAAGTTATCCAGATTGTCTCTGCTGCCAGGGGAACGCTTGATCCTTTAATTTCAACGTGGACCGGATATCGATCAAGCCATCGGAGCAAGTGGCTGATCGCGATACCTCCACGAAATTCATCAAGTACAACATTTTTTTGGCCACGGTAACCACTCCAGAACTTAGACATAGGACACTTAGGATAAGCGTCCACTCCCGCTTCTGTCCAAGCTCTGCGCGACTTACCACTTCCAGTACGACCCCAGAAAACGAAGCAAGTTCGGACCATTCCAACTGGTTCCGAATAGTCTGCATAGATGGTTCTGAGAGTCCGATAATGGACCACTCGTACATTCGAATCCACTTCCTCAAACCTGCCCGTCTTTGCAAGTTCCCAGATGGATTCCCAATCGGATCGTGAGTTCCTTTTGATCGGTTTTGACCCGAACTCGAACTGGGTGTTGGGGACTCTGGTGTCCTCCTTCCAAACGTAGTCTTCGGCCGAGGAGCTCCTGGACAACTCACAGTGGGTTGAAGATCCAAAGGTGTCTTTAACCCATCTTCTTCTTCGTTTCGTGTCAGTGCAGATGAAGATCTGCCAGTGGACGTATCCAGAAGCTCCTCGCTCGAGCTGTCCACGTAACCACGCACACCCGGGAACGTGGTAAGGCGTGAAGGAGGCGTGCGGAATAGTGAGCAACCAATACTTTCCTTGTTCATGTCTTGAGCCCATATTCCGTCCATTATTTATATCAGATCATAATGTGCTGTTTTTATATTAAGTTTTACGGGGTTTGTGGCGTGTGGCAAAAACCCCGTACAAGTGGCTTGTTATTGAGCAATGAGCCTTCGCGCTAGTAAGTAATACTACGAAAGCTCACCTAAAGGTGACTTTCGTCAGGTCTTACTAGCGCGCAAAATCATAATTTTGGGAAGGCAGAGAACCCCGTCACCGGGGTCCTCGAAACAATATAAAGGAAATAGTAATATAACATGGTTAGTATAAAGTATAAACCCTAACCACTACTAACCCTAACGGTGTATAGAAGTTTATTAATTTGGAACATATCCTGTGTATGTCAACGAATAAGATGGAGCAATCTCGAAATTCTTTGTAAACACCTCATCGTTCCCATCGTAGCTGTTAAACAAACAGTACGCATCTACTTTTTTATCATCAGGTGTATTTTTAGGAGCACTTATTCTATACTTTTCCTTTACCTCAATAACAATTCCACCATTTTCTAAACCATCACCAACATCTTTTCGGATTAATGGTCTATACGCACACAATGTTGGATCTCCACCCATTGGCGTATAAACTGCAGGTTGAATCAAAGATCTATACTTATACCATACTTGTTTAGAAAATGAAGCATATTTTGCAATTACATTTGAATCATAATAACTAACACCATTGAATTGAAAATTCTTTGGCATCGATACAGTATGTATCATATATTCACCAGGTTTCAAAATTTTGGTTCTTTCTGTCATTCGATAACGTTTCCATAATCCTTTTATCTGTAACGGACTTTGAAATTGAGTAAATGGTGTAGCAACAATGCCACCTACCTGAGTCATATTTGTCGATTCTAAAGATTTTGCCCAATCAGTCCCAAAATCTTCTTCTTCCAACTCTTTAGGTGTAGCTTCAATCACAGTAAATGAAATTGAATTCTGTGTACAATTTCTAAAT